GCAAGCGGCGGTACTGAAGAGTTAGGTCGTGAATTGCGTGAGTCAAAAAACAAGTGCAAAATTTGCGCAAAACCACAAAAAGAAAACACTGACGGTAACAAAAAATACTGCCAAGGTCATTAATTAATGCTTATTAATGAAGTAACAGAACCTGCTAGCCCATCTGATGGTAACTTAGTAACAGCATTACAACTGTTAAAAAGTAAATACTCAGATGGGAAAAGCGTGCCTAAGATTAGCACACAGGCGCTAATTAACCTAGTATTAAACACAGACAAAAACTTTAACTACGATTCTTTAGTGCAATCAGCTGAAAACAATCCAGCAGTTAAAAATCTAATCAAGTCATATAATAAAGATTATGTGATTCTAAGACTAACTAGCGACGCAGAAACAGACAACGTCGACGCTACAACCACACTATCACCTACTGGTGCGGCACAACAACAAGGCTTCCAAATGCCTGTTGATGACGTATCAAGCATGGCTAAGCGCGCCGCAAAACAGCGCGGAGCCGCAGTCTAACAACCGGAGAAACAAATGCCAGACCCCAGTCATTCGTCGCCTATGCACTATAAGCGACGAAGCACAACAATAAGAGAACCGGAGCAATTAACTCCGCCACTCATAGCACTAAAAGCAATTATAAAATTATTACAAAAGATTGTACTAAAAGCACACAAGAGGTAATTATGATAACAGTTACACAAGCCGCCGCTGACAAAATTAGAGCACAGATTAAATCTCGCGGTAAAGGTATAGGTATTAAAATTGCAACTAAAATGTCAGGATGCAGTGGACTATCTTACGTGCTAGAATTTGTAGACGAACACAATCAGTGGTTAGAAGAAAACAAATCATTGGGTGTTAGCATTTTTACAGACACTAAAGACATACTAATATTAGACGGGTTAACCGTTGACTACACTAAACAAGGACTCAACGAAGGGTTTGAATTCATCAATCCTAACGAAAAAGGTCGATGTGGATGCGGTACATCGTTCACTGTTTAACCGAATCACTTGCATGTTGGGTGGCATGCCCTGTATACTAAATATAGAGCATGACTACCTTAATAATAAAACACACACCAACAACTACCAATTTCACTGTTACTATTAACAATGTACCATGCCATGCTGAGTATAGCGGGCATACCTTACTTTTAGAATTACCGCTACTATATGGAGTACATACGTTAGGATTAACCTCAACTGCCAAAGTAGACATTACTGACGTTATTGTTGATGGTGTTAGTATTAAGCACACACTATACCTCGGGCATGCTGGGTCAAAAATAACTACTCAGGTATACAATGAAGAATGGAGGTTACCTTTTGGTAACCCTGTAAGCCAATGGATAGCATCGTGCTTTAAGAAATTTAGAAATAAAGAGTACGGGACTAACCTTTACAGTAAGTACGATATATTTTATCCAGAATCAGTTGAATTACCAGCTAAGTACCCGCAAATACTTAAAGATTTCTTTAAGACAAATTTTGATTTTACTGCATACCCAAAAGTAGAAAATCCGTTGCATGATGTAAACGTACCGTATGTGCCCTTAAATTTAAAGTACAACGAGCAAGCACTGTTAGAAGAATTTACTCGCAATCAGCAGTTAATAGACCAGCACGTGTATAAACCGTCGCAAGTGCAAGCAAACACACCGAAGCCATGGCAAGTAGCAATGGTTTACTACCCGGGAAACCCTGCACCTACAGTTAGCCGAGACGATTTTCCTGAGCTGTTTAAACTACTTGAATCAATTGACGGTATAGAGATAGGATGGGCGTTTGTTGGGTCGTTAGATGCGGGCAGTTACGTATTGCCCCATGTTGATGACGTCTATGCTTACACAGAGAGTGTAAAAGAGTGCTTCGGGTGTTGTCAGGTTTATATTCCAATTGGCTGGGAAGAAGGGAATTACTTTAAATTTCATGACGTAGGCCTTGTTCCGTTTAATCAAGGTGCAATACTTGCAAACACTACTAATTTTACTCACGCATCAGTAAACAATAGCACTAAAACAAGATACACAATAGGAATCATATGCAAATTCAAGAACAAGGACTTTTTAAAATATGTTAGTAAGTAAGTACAACTATGCACCAATGAACAGAGAAACTGTGGATGGCAAACGACACTATTGCTTGCCTGACGGAACAAAAGTACCAAGCGTAACAACGATATTAGACCGCACTAAGTCTGAAGAATCTAAGCAAGGACTAGCAAACTGGCGCAAGTCAGTAGGTGAAGTAAAGGCTAAAGAAATTACTACAGAAGCCGCAGGTCGCGGAACAAGAATGCACAAATTCTTAGAAGACTATGTAGTAAATAACAGAATACTTTCTCCTGCAGGCACTAATCCGTATAGTATACAAGCACGTTCTATGGCGCAGTCTATTGTTGACAACGGTCTTGTGAATGTTAACGAAATGTGGGGTATCGAGGTTCCGTTGTATGTTAGCGGATTGTATGCAGGAACCACAGATGCTTGCGGATTGTATAACAACAAAGAATCAATCATTGACTATAAGCAAACAAACAAGCCTAAGAAGCTTGAATACATTGAAGATTATTTTCTACAACTAACTGCATACGGTCTAGCACACAACGAAACATACGGTACTAACATAAATCAAGGGGTTATTTTAATGGCCGTTGCACCTAAGGCGGATGAAGTGCCGCAATTCCAGACGTGGACAATAGAAGGGTCTGAATGGGAATTATGGACAAATAAGTGGCTCGGAAGAGTAGAACAGTATTACAAACTTTTATAAATACAATATAGACGAATTAAGGTGAGAAAATGGCTGTTATAACCGTTAGCAAAATACAGGTACGAAGTGGGCTACAAGAAGACCTACCAGCACTAGACACAGGTGAATTTGGATGGTGTGTTGATACTCAACGATTATACGTTGGTAAAGGTACATTAGCTGAAGGTGCACCTATTGTGGGTGTAACTGAAATCTTAACAGAATACAGTATCGGTTCTATTTCTACAACGATTGCCCAGGTTAGTGCAAACATTGCATTGCTTAACGGCATCTTGGCTAACGTAGGTTCTGTAGTTGGTAACTTAAGTACAATTACTACACGTATCTTTAATAACCAAGCAAACTTGGTTAATATCGGTAACGTAACAATTAACTCGTCTACTTCTCAAATTGTTAACTATAACATTACACGTAACAACGCAGTTCGTGTAGGTGTTATTCGTGTTAGCAGTTATCAAGGCATTGTAGTTTACGATGACGAATATACAGAAACAACAGATACTGGTGTTACTTTGTTCTTTACGGGAAATACAGCAACAGAAATATCAACGCTTGGTTATATATCAACAAACACAGGCGATAGCGGTAATATTACATACAACTTCCAAACATTACAGACAGTAAGTTAATATGGGACCAAATTTTTGGAATGTTCGCACCGATGAACGTTTGGCGCAGTGGGCCGACTTTCGCGATGCACTTAGCAACCTACCATTAGAAGATGCAATTAAAGAATTAAACTTAACATGGAGCACTGCTCCGATGTCTAATTATAATCTCGACCCTGCAAATTCTACAGATTGGCCGAATCCCTGGGATTTGTTAGCCGAAAACTACTGGTGTGATGTTGCAAAAGCATTAGGAATAATGTACACTTTATATTTAACTGGTCATAAAGGCGTTGAGATTGAATTACGTAGTTACTTTAACCTCGAAGAAAAGATTAGATATAATGTAGTATGGATAGACAACGGAAAATATATACTAAACTACTATCCTTTTGAGATAGTAAATACAGCATATATCGAAGAAAAAGAATTAAATTTACTAAATCAGTATACAGTTACTGATTTAGGGTTAGACAAATATTAAACGAGGCATTCAAGTGAACAACATTCAAGTCAAAAAACGCTGTGGCGATATCGTACCACTAGATTTAACGAAATGGCAACAACAGATTACAAAAGTATGTCAAGGCATTGCTGACGTAAGTCAGAGCATGATAGAAATTACCGCACAACCACACTTCTACGATGGTATCAGCACACGAGAAATTGACGAAATCACATTACGTGCTATTGTTAACTTAATTGACGTAGAATCAAATCCAGACGTAGGGCACACTAACTATCAATTCGTAGCAGGCAAGCAACGCCTAAGCATGTTACGTAAAGATGTATACGGTGACTACACACCACCACCATTGTACGAAATTGTAAAGACTAACGTAGCTACGGGGCTTTATACTAGCGAACTGTTAGAATGGTACACGGAAGAAGAATGGCACAAAATGGACGCTATGCTCGACCACTCTAAAGATGAGGAATACAGCTATGCGGCCATTGAACAGCTAATCGAAAAATATCTTGTTAAAAATCGCTCAACAAAACAAATTTACGAAACACCGCAAATACGTTATGTTGTGGCCGCGGCGACGGTATTCCACAAAGAAGAACCTGCGTCTACTCGTATGAAACTTATTAAGGAATATTACAATGCAGCCTCTGAAGGACTTTTTACTCTCGCCACCCCTGTACTCGCTGGGCTTGGGACTCCTACTAAACAATTTAGTTCTTGTGTACTTATCCGTAGTGATGATGACCTTGATAGCATTTTCGCATCGGGTGAAATGATGGCAAAATATGCCAGCAAACGCGCTGGCATTGGTTTAGAAGTAGGACGCATTCGCCCACTAGGTAGCCCTATACGTGGCGGTGAGATTATGCACACAGGTATGATTCCATTCTTAAAGAAATGGTTCGGTGACCTGCGTAGCTGTTCGCAAGGCGGTATCCGCAACGCATCGGCTACAGTATTTTACCCAATTTGGCATCACCAGTTTGATGACTTGATTGTACTTAAAAACAATCAAGGTACAGACGAAACACGTGTACGTCACATGGACTATGGTGTTGTATTAAGCGCATTCTTCTTTAGACGTTTTAAAAATAAAGAAAACATTACATTCTTTGACCCTAACGAAGTGCCTGACTTATATGATGCGTTCTACAAAGATACTGCATTGTTTGAGAAACTATACGTCAAGTATGAAAAGCGCACAGACCTACGTAAGAAAACAATGTCAGCAGAAGAAGTATTTAAAGGTGGCATCTTAAAAGAACGTACAGATACAGGTCGTATCTATCTTGTGTTCATTGACAACGTTATGAAACAAGGTCCATTTGACCCTGAATACCACACAATCTTTCAAAGTAACTTATGCTGTGAGATTCTGTTGCCAACAAGGTCATTTAAACGCCTAGACGATGCTAGCGGTCGTATTGCACTATGCACACTTGGTTCAATTAACTGGGGTGCATGTAGAAACCCAGAAGATATGCGCAGAGCATGCCGCATCTTACAGCGTAGTCTATGCAACATTTTAGATTACCAAGACTTCTTAAGCATACAAAGCAAACTAAGCAACGATGAATTGCAACCGCTAGGTATCGGTATTACTAACTTAGCATATTGGCACGCTAAACGTGGGCTACAATACGGTGATGCTGATGCATTGCAAGAAGTAAAAACATGGATGGAGCATCAGGCATATTACTTAACAGAAGCTACAGTTGAGCTAGCTAAAGAGCGTGGCCCTTGTTTAGAGTCACACAAAACACGCTACGGTCAAGGTATATTTCCTTGGGAATTACGTGCCGATGGCGTTAACGAATTAGCTGACTTTACACCAGAGCTAGACTGGGAAACGCTACGTGCTAACATGAAACAATACGGTGTAAGAAACTCTACACTAATGGCAGTAGCACCAGTTGAAAGTTCAAGTGTTGTTATTAACTCAACCAATGGTATTGAAATGCCAATGAGTTTAATCTCAACTAAAGAAAGTAAAGCAGGTAGCTTCATACAAGTAGTGCCAGAGTATCACAGATTGAAAAACAAATATCAATTGATGTGGGAACAAAAAGATTGTACAGGTTACTTAAAAACTGCGGCAGTTATTGCGGCATACGTAGACCAAAGTATTTCAACAAATACATTCTACAATCCAGCACACTTTGCAGACCGTAAGATTCCTACTACGCTTATTGCTAAAAACTTAATGCAAGCACACATGTGGGGTATTAAAACATTCTACTACAGCTTAGTAAACAAAGCAGGCAGTAAACAAGTTGACGACAGCAAGGCAATACCTGAGCAAAAACTGTGGAATGCACTTAAAGGTGATGCACCTGCTGATGACTTAGATGATGATTGCGAGTCATGCAAACTGTAGGGCGCAGTTTGCTATCAAGTCTATTAATTAATTTAATAGACTCATTTGATACTCGTAGTGAATACGAGAAGCAAGAAGAGATAAAGATGCTCGACGCTATACGCAACGGCCCTAAAAGTATGCGAGTAGTAGGAAGGGGTACAGTAGTAGTTGACCCAGCGGAGATTGCAAATTCTCCGTCGTTTAAAAGAGATTTAGAACGCGCTCGACTATTAGTAGAACATTGCAATAAAATACGAAATAACAAAGGATAGACATGTCACAGCAACAATATAATTTAACAACACAAACTGATTACCTTAGTCGTAAGATGTTCTTAGACCCAGCAGGGCCTGTGACTATCCAACGATTTGAAGAAGTAAAATACAAAAAGATTGCTGACTTTGACCAGACAGCACAAGGCTTCTTTTGGCGACCAGAAGAGGTTAGCTTAACTAAAGATGCTAACGACTTCAAAGACGCAAGTGATGCAGTAAAGCACATCTTTACTAGCAACTTACTTAGACAGACTGCGTTAGACAGCTTACAAGGTCGTGGCCCGGCACAAGTGTTTACTCCAGTGGTATCATTGCCGGAGCTCGAGGCGTTGATGTATAACTGGAGCTTCTTTGAAACAAACATTCACAGTCGTAGCTACAGTCACATCATCCGTAACATTTATAACGTGCCGAAAGAAGTGTTTAACACCATCCATGACACACAAGAAATTATTGACATGGCTTCAAGTGTAGGTAACTACTATGATGCACTACACGTTATTAACTGCAAAAAAGAAATCGGCTTGCCGGTTAAAGAATACGACCACATTAAAGCTATTTGGTTGGCGCTAAATGCAAGCTATGCGTTAGAAGCGTTTAGGTTTATGGTATCATTTGCTACATCATTGGCAATGGTTGAGAATAAAATCTTTATTGGTAACGGTAATATTATTAGCTTAATCCTGCAAGACGAATTGTTGCACAAAGGATGGACAGCGTACATTATCAATCAAGTAGTTAAGGAAGATAACAGATTTGCGCAAGCTAAAATAGATTGCGAAGCTGAAGTATATCAACTATACCTTGATGTTATACGTGAAGAAAAAGAATGGGCACAATACTTGTTTAAGAAAGGTCCTGTTATCGGTCTTAACGCAAACATCTTAGACGAGTTTGTAGACTACACCGCGGTTAGTGCATTAAAAGACATTGGTATTAAATACATGAGCCCGGCACCGAGGTCAACTCCGATTCCGTGGTTTAACAAACACAGTGATACAAGCAAGAAGCAGACTGCATTGCAAGAAAGTGAGTCAACTAACTACGTTATTGGTATTATGAGTGACTCAATTGATTATGACGAGTTACCAGAGCTATGAGTTTGTGCGCATGTATGGGACCAATCGGCAAAGACCCGCTTTGCCCGTGTGCAATGACGAGAGCAGGGCTAACTCCTACTCCGTTGTGGACAGAAGAGAAAAGAGAAGAATTAAGACAAGTATTTGAGAAATTTAATGAGGAAAAGAAAAATGTTGACAGTATATAGCAAAAACAACTGCCCTTTCTGCGAACAAGCAAAGGCACTATTAACTAAGAAAAATATTAACTACGATGTAGTTAAGATTGACGAGAATCACGAAGCACGTGAATGGTTGTTAGAACAAAAACACCGAACAGTGCCTCAGATTTACCTTAACGGTAATTTATTCGTTGAAGGCGGCTATCAAGGGCTGGCAAAATTATCAGATGAAGAACTATTCAATAAACTAGGAGATACACATGTTAGTAACTAACACATACAAGAAGGACCAAATCGCTACATTTAAATTAGTCAACGGTGACGAAATTGTAGCAAAAGTAATCGAAGAAACAGCTACAAGTTTTCAAGTAAGTAAGCCATGTTCTGTTGTACCGAGTCAACAAGGCATTTCATTAATGCAAACATTGTTCACAGCAGACTTAAATAAAGTAGTGACATTAGAGAAAGCGCACGTTATCTTAAATGCACCAACAATTAAAGAAATGGAAGCGTATTACATTAAGATGACTACAGGCATTGAAACAATACCTGAAGGCACTATCATTACAGGGTAACACAACAAGATGGCGAGTATTGCAGATAAGATTGTAACTGCTAAAGCAGGCACGGTAGTAGCAGAGAATTTAAAACTAGCGTTAACTACTGCCGGCGGCGGTGGCAGTAGCCTGACGCCAAGTGTATTAACTGCGATGGTTGGTATAACAAGCAATCAAGCCTTGCAAGAAGCACCTGATGTTACAGAAGCAAAATCTATTCTACAAACGCATGTGAGCATGTTATCGCCTAACGTTGCCGGATACATACCTGGAGTGTCAGGTCCAGGTAATGCCGCCGCAAACGCATTAACATCACTGTCGAGTTTGCAAACTAACTTAGGTATGGGCGCGGCACCAAATCATTCAAGGTTTGGTACTATGTTAGCCCAAGCCAAAAGTCACATTGACGATAGTGTTGACATTAAAAAAGCAACAAATTTTATCAGCAATAGTAGCTTTGAAGACTTTGGCTCGGGTGTAACTGACATTCAGTCAATGTCTACACAAGGTATAAGCAACGTGTTTGGCGACTTGGATGCTACTGCAAACGTATTAGACAAAGTAGGTCCATGTTTTGACTTGTCGAACCCAGCTGAGTTAGGAACAGGTGCGGGATTTGTAAACAAACTAAACATATCTAAATTAGGCAACTTTACTGGGGTAAACGAAGCCTTAGCAAAAAACAATGTCGACTTAGAAGATATCACTGACCCAGTCTATGCAGACACTGTTACTAACACACTGTCGTCTATGACTGACCCTGTTGCAATAAAGACAGTAGTATCAGACCTAGAACTAACACCAGTAGATACAATACGCAGTCTAAATGATTTTACACTAGTAAACAAGTTTGTGCCAGCGGCAGACACTGCATCAGTTAGTGCAACGCTTTCGGGTATTGGTGAAAAGTTTAAAGACCTTGGGGCATCGTTTCCAAATGTAGCAAGTGCAAGCACTATGCTAAGAAACTTAGAAGTACCAGACATTCCTACGCTTAACGCAGTACCTAATATGAATACACTTATTAGCGGCCTGCAACCACAGCTTGATAGTATGACAGGCACAGGGACAGGCGAATTAGGTATGCCTGCATTAAACGACTTTTTTGAATCAGTGCAAGGTGGACCAAGTATTACTGCATTGTTGTCTAACGTAAGCCTCTCTTCGGTTACTGGAATAAGTACAATGGTATCATCATCAACGTCATTATTAGGCAAAGCCGGTGTATCGTTTGGTGAAGGCGGAACCTCGTTTGACTCGGGTACTTCTACAGTAGCAAGCGGGATGTCGTTCGCTACTAACCTACATAAGTTCGGACAAGATAGCAGTGTGTCTGCATTGTTACAGACAATAGCAAAACCTAACAGTCAGTTTGGTGATGCAATAAAATCAAGTTTGGCAGAAGGTAAGAATCAAGCATTGATGTCGAAATACGGTATACAACCATTAAACTTTAAAGGATAAGATATGCCAGTTGACAACGAGGAGTATGACATCTTAGACGATGTTAATCCTGAAGATTACATTTTAGTATTAGACGGTAATGGAACATTACGCGGAATTAGCTTGCCTGAGACAATCACAGACGAAGATGAAGTACCCGAGACTATAGCAAAGATTATCACAATGCTATTAGAAAAAGCTAAACAAACAAAACCTTCTAACGAATCGTTGCACTAGCTATTTAAATTTTAACAGAAACATAGTCTGCGATGCTTCGTCGTAGAAGTCTAAATGCACTTCTTCTTTTCCAAACGCGGCATCCATCCTATCTGCGGCACGATGATATCTTACAGTAAATCCAAGCTCTCGTTTACATACCCACGATATAGCAATTGATTTTCCGTACTCTTTAATTAACGCAGGTTTAATGTTTTCTTCCCACTCGCGGGTTGACAGTACAAGTGCTTTCATAGGTTTTCTTTTGATAATAATGTAAATAGAACTTTTTTCTCAAGTTCAATTTTGTATTTTTCTGCTAAATCTAATCGTTTAAATACTGCACCAATGATGCTATATTCACCCGCAAACAGATTAGGATAAGGTTTTTGCATTTGATACCATGCAAAGCGGTCGATGAATTTTACAGTAGGGAAGTCATATCTACCATTGGCATAATCGCCTTTGATAGATATGCCAGCTTCGTACACTTCGGGCATGTCTTCAAAGATAGAATTAATTAGTTTATCTTCTCGCCCCATGTTAAGACCTTTTGTATCACTCCACTCAACAAAGTAGTAATCCTTAGCTCTACCGTTGTCGTACATGGGCACTACCTTAACAGAAAACGTTATAGTGTCACTCATACATCAAAGTATTTCACATTAAATGTATTGCTACGTTTCTCATATCCTACATAACCACGTGGGTTACAGATAACACGAGTGTCACCGATTAAGTAATCTAAATCAACGTGAGTGTGACCATGCAACCACACTTTAATTTGCGGCCTGTCCAAGATGAACTCACTCAACTCACTGTGGTAGCCACCGTTCATTAAATGGTCATGTCTGTATTCTGCCGCACAACTAGCAAAACTAGGTGTGTGGTGTGTAACTACTACAAACTTCTCATCTGCTTTTTCAGCCACTACATTCTTGATGTAGTCCAATGCTTTTTCATGGTCTTCCATAGCGTCACGCGGGCTAAACTTGCTCGGCTCTTCTTTGAATTTGTAACCAATAACATTGCGCACTTGCATAGGGTCAAGTGACAAGGGATTCTTTTCCTCATACAACGGAACCTTGCGGTGTGTCATGTTGTGGCTGTTCTTAACACCTTGGAAGTCATTCATCATGTCACGGATTGCATGCAACGTCATTGGGTCACCTTTGTTCATATCTGTCCACAAGGTAGCGCCGATGAACGTAACATCATCTAACACAAATGTTTCTTTTTCTAACACGTGCAAATTAGTGAAGTGCATCAACTTACGTTTCAAGATGCCGTAAGTGTATGCAAAATCACCGTTATAGTGTTCGTGGTTGCCCATGACATATAATACGTGTGGAAATTCTGTACATGCTTGATGAAAGAAATCCATGTAGTTCTTACCACGTTTATTCTCACCGTACAAATGCGCGTCCATCAACTCCAAATCACGCGCCACACAGATGTCACCTGGCAATACCAACACCTGGGCATCTTCTGTATTCTTTATACTGTATGGACCAAACTCCAAATGCAAGTCGTCCGCTGTAGCTACTTTCATAATTTTACCTTAATTCTCTATGTCGTATTGTAACACAAGTAGACTAAAAAGTCTATCACTAATATTAATTCCACCGTCAAATAACCACCATTCTGGGTTAGAAATTCCGTATTGACTGTGTTCATTCTTTAACCATTCTCTAACTTCGTACCCTGCATTTATTCGACGCATCACTTCGCCTCGCCTATTGCGCCACTTCTTAATTATATGATAGCTATTAAGACCAATGCCACCGCCGAATTTTCCATACAATGTATCAAGTATATGCTTATCAACCCCGTCTCGTATCTGTCTGGCCATGTGGTCAATAAGTTGTTGCTGGTAGGTAGTTTTGCCTGTTTGTCGTGCCATGCTAACTATCGACCTTCCCATCTTAGCTTCCATAATAGTATATCCTCATAATGCGTAAAGCCCCACCATTCTTCTAATTTTTCTTCGCTTGAACTGTAGCATAAGACTTGCCCGGTGAGCATTGCTGTATTCCAGCCAAAGTATTCGTTACTAGTGTCAGTGTCTGGTATCTTAAGCGGTGCTACTTTCACAAACCACTGTGATTGCTTCATACCGTCGATACGCTCGTGTGTCCACAATATGCTATCCGGGTCACCGAGTCTTATCTCTGGCGTTAGCTCGTTCCAGAAGTCTACAAATTCGTTCCTATTTAATATCATAAGTATCGCAACGCAAAGAATTCGTACTTTGCCTGGTTAACAACTGTATACGTCGGAAAATACAAAAATTCAGGTAGGTTGTTGTCATTCACCTCAATTCCGTATGTCTCTAATAGATACACAGGGAAGTATGATTTAGACCCGCCACCTTCAGTGTAATCAGCTAGGGCTAGCTTGAACGCATGAGCAACAGATTTTCTTTCCTCATGTATTCGTTCTAACAGTTCTGCAATATGTTCCCAGTCGGTGTCAGCATACGGTTCCTTCTCGCCTAGTTTCTTTTTTCTAGGTACGGGTATATTCTTCTTCTTAGACATCTCAACCCCACATTAATGTAAACGCCATTGCGTCTTTGTCATTCTTAAAAGTAAAATCATCTGACTGCCCACTTAGGCCCCAGAAGTCTACATCATCTGCATTCTTAAATGTAGACAAACACCACAGCGCCGCCTCCATTCTGTCATTGCCTGACAGGTGTGCAACGCTAACATGTGTGCCGACTAATAACATTATGAGAATCGCAATAAAAAGTATTCTAACTCTTGCGCACTGTAAAATTTAAATAAGTTACGTTTGTCGCTTCTTAACCACTTGGCATTAAATTCTGACATAAGCGTTTCATCTATCCACTTGATGTCATGATATGGCATTGTTGAATCTAAATAAGTAACAAAGTTGTTCCACATTTGCAGGTTCTTGTCACCTTGAAAATCTATGTAATAATGCCCGCCTTCGCTTACTATTGATTCAGACATCCTACGCCCAACGTAGCATAAAGAATGTCAGGTCTGACTTAGATGAAAACTTAACGTATGATATCCTAATAGGTTCGTCTGACCCGTTACTGTATTTAGATGAAAAGCGTTCACCATTAAATTCTTTTAAACCGTCGTGTATTTGCTTGTCAGTGACTGAATATATTCTTTTCTCATCATCGGCGATGCTTGCTAAGAAATTTTGCCATGCCCCTGGAGATAGAAACGCATGCTCATCATTAAAATAGTCGGTTCTTGTTGCATTCTATATAAAAAGCTATTAATGGTTGTTGCTGTCGTCATATCTTTCTCGACTTTCTTAGTTATGCTATTATATAGTCATTTTGGTAAAAAGTCAAGTCCATTTTAATTTAAAAAACGTTATGTCTGCTTCGTGCTTAAACTTAAGATATGGCCCACGCTTTGATTCTTTATATTCGATATTGTGTTTAGCAAGCTCACTTCTTATTGCTTCTTGCTGTAGTGCAACGTGTCGCTGATAAGGCGCAATGTTAGTTATACTGTTTACTTTCATGAGAGCATGCTTTCTGAAATTTTCCCAGTAAACTGGCAAGGTTGATTCTTTTGATGGTCTGCCATCCCAGTCAAATGTATCTGCCATATACCGCTCGTCGTCTAAGTAGATAATAATGTCTGTTGGTTTAATAGCCATGTTTATGCAAAGTTAGTTATTTTTATAGCCCCAGGAGGACTACGCAGTGCTCTCCCGTATGACTGTAGTGGGATGTACGGAGCATAATACATACCACCTCCGGACAACGTTTGTCCTTTGTATCCGGCTAGTGTATTGTTTAAATTCTCATCGCGCAGTATGTCGAAAATCTTATAATTCTTTCGACGCTGTTTACCTTGTGCAAGCGCAGTTTTTATTGCCTTGGGTATGTTATGTTTTTTCATAGGTATTTTAATTTAAAGTAAGTTTCAAGTTCAGGTGAGTCAAAATCGGGGTCGAGTACCATCGACCACCCACCATCTATGTCTTTTATTTCTACATGCCACTTAGCCTCCGGGTATTCTACGTTCAACCATTGTTCTACGTGTCTGGTAGTAGATGACACAACTGGCTCATCTAAAAACTTATCGCTTATTGCATCTGCTATTGCTTGTAAGTAACTCATACGTTTTGAATCATCCAAAAAGTTTCGTCAGCTGGCGTGTTAAATTTTAGCCGATACTGAAACATCATTTTCTTTTTATCGTAGTATTCTTCTACTATGTATCCACCAGGCATCGCGTCTTGCATAACACCGTTAACGTAGTCAATCGGGGTGTCGTAAAGGTAACCTTTCGATTCTTTCATACCTGATGACTGCATAAAGCTAGCTTGGAATGATAGTTTAGCTAGCAGTCTTTCCCACTTAGGCATATCACTCATTACTCTTCCCACCTTAATAAAAACAGTGTACGGTCGGCCTCAGAGTTAAACCAAATTTTGTTATATTCCGCTGTGAAATTTTCACCGAAGGTCTCTTTGCAATATTGCAGTACCTCGGGTAGCTCTCCCATTGGCACATTGATTACAATAGCGTATTGGCCTAGAAGCTCATCCTCAGGACTATGCACTACTTCGATACGTTTAAAGCTCCAACGGTTTTTCATAACAAAGACCTGACCAGCATTACCAGTCATTGGCTGTATGCCTACTATCTGGTCAGCTAACATACTAGGCACGGTTTGCCTTAACAACGGCAATAGCACGTTGTATGAGCCATTTTTAATACTCATCTTACAGTCCACCTTAATTTAAACAGCAAAGCATCAAGGTCGGTTGCAAATAAAAAGTAACTATTCATATATTCCCAGTTACCTTTTCCGTATGTAGCAGTACACCACTCAGACAGCTCGCGCCAGTTATCCTCGTACCAGTTCTGTGTGCGCGGATAGTGTACATGGTATGCAAACTCTTCTAAGCCCATTGCAGTACCAACGCACTGATAAATTTCTTTGGCGTGCCTTTCTTAACTAAAATAGCATCATGGTCGATATCACCGAACATCTCGGCTGTATAGTAAGAACCTAGTTTAAATTGCCCTGCGGCTCCTATGGCCTCACACCAGTCATAGAATGGCTTATCACTAATGGACATCCTATCGATATCGATATCAAATGCGTAGTTATAATCTCCGCCTTGCAGTGGTATCTTCTTTCCTGTTATTTTCATATAAGACCTTTTATACTGTCTTAACAGTGTACACGATTGCAACAAAAAAGTCAAGCAGTAACTAGGTTGACAAAACACTCAATTTACTCTATAATAGCACTTATGGCATCAGGTATACTAAAAATTCAACGAAATAATCCTGCTCAAGTTGCACGGGATAAGGTTCGCACGTTTCGTCGAGCTCGTCGCAAGGGCTGGGCAGTAGTAGAAGTTGGCACTGCTGATGGAAGATTCTGGTCTGATGTAGTAAAAGAAATACAAGCTAGTTCAATTGGTAAGGTGGTACCTTGGTATAATCCGCACAATGGTCAGAAAGGGCTATTAGGTGCGTTTGCATTTGAAGAACCAGCTGATGCTACATGGGTTCAGTTAAAATTCGGTTGACATTTTGGTTAAATGGCTCTATAATAGCATTTAACAGTTAACGCAAAGGAGCACTAAATGGAACTAGTTAAACATACATACGCAGTGGGACAAGATGTTAGCTACGGTTTTAATGGTGATTGGTACTACGGTGGTAAAGTTACAAAGATTACTGCTAAGTTTTTAACTACAGACCGCGGTAACAAATATTCACTTAAAGTGATTAACGACCGTAAGAAAGTAGTTGAAGCTGACGGTTTTGTTGATTACGTTGATTGCAAACGTGAAGTATTCCGTAGTGTTAACGGTGGCACATGGTCATTAACGCCCGGTGTACACGAAGCACAAAATCCACACTTTTAATTAGAAAGAACACATGAAAAAATTACTATTAGTTGCACTGCTACTATCGTTAACTGGTTGCTTATCTGAAGAACAAGCAACGGCCAAGTCTCAAACTGACGCATGTTTTGCATTGCTAGCAGAATTGCACACAGTATCTGATGATTACGTGGAAACAATGCAAGGTTACCATGCTCTGGTAAAAGAGCAAGCAGATGCCTTAGCAGAAGCAAGAGCAGAAAACATTATGCTACGTGAGATTATTTTAGAAAATCTCCCGCAAGAAAAGAAAGCTAAAGAACAGAAAGAGCAGAAAGAATACTCAATGAGCATGCTGGGAATGGAGATTAACACATGGGAGAAATAGCACTAGCGATTTTAGGAGCAGGTATGGCAGGCAGTGCGGCATACTTGCACACACATGGCGATACCGACAATGGCTGGTTGTGGTTCGGTGTATTTTTAGTTTTTATAGTTTTAATTTAAGGAGCAACAAATGGTTACAATGCCAACAAAAACACTGTTAGATATTACAAACAAAACACGTTTTACAAAACGTATTTTTAATCCGTCAAGTCGTAAAGACTTAGCAGTGTACAAGAACTTTATTGTAAACGGTTCATGGGGTACAGGTGGTTGTCCGTTTGTACTTGAGTTTCCGTATGCTGAATTGCCTACTATGGTAAGCAATAAGATTGCGGCTCATGCAGTGCGTAACATTAAAGTTTAAATAGTCAGTTTTCTCTTTCAAAGGCTCTTCGGAGCCTTTCTTTTTGAATATACAATCTATTAGATATGATAAATATAATAAAGAGAACAACTATGGCACAGAACGGAATATCAACCCTTGCAAGTAAAGAAGCTAAACAAGCGGCAAAGCTAGCACTTGCGGCAGTTAATAGGGCCGCAGACGGTAACGCACGTGCAACGTTAGACATAACTCAATTACCGACCCAATACAGCGGCAATGCAATTGTTGATAACCCTAATGGTGGCGGACTAATAACAGGACGTCCTTGGATTTAATTATGAGAGCAAAAGATTTTTTACTAGAAGCCGACAAAACAATTAGTATCACAGTACCTATCAATATCACTATCCCATCTGGTGACAGTGAGCCTACGGTTAAATCTGTAACAGCAACTGATAAGCCACCAGTAATGGTACCACCGTTGCAACAACATATCGAACTGGCCAAGCAAGGCGCAGGAAAAGATAGCACTGTGATTGACCAGCTTACCGCAGACGATTATAAAGAACCAGCACAACAAGAAATCGCCCCAGCAGACAATATTCTTCGCCAAAAATTCAAGGATTTGCAAGATAGGTTACAACAAGCATTAAAATCGTTAGGGTAACACTTCGTGGCCTTACTTGATGATTTAAATAATGTAACCAAAACGATATGGACAAGTAAAAGCCCGTATCATGCAAACGCTTGGGTTGGCACAATAGGTGACTTATTTTACAACCCAACAATCGGTGACCTAAGGATAAGTGACGGAGTAACACCGGGCGGTAGGTTAGTAACTGTTTCTGGTAATAATGGCGGTTCAGCTAACATAGGACCTGCAGGGCCACAAGGTAACACTGGCCCTGCAGGTGATACAATTACATCTGCAAATGTAGTCAACGGTATTTTGCAATTAACACTGTCAAGTGGCAATGTTGTTATTGTAGAAGGTACAGTAGTAGGGCCACCAGGGCCGGGGTTAGAAGACACGTTCGAGGTATTAAGTAAGAATTTAAAATCGTATCCCTACACAATAAACAGAGATGGAGCACAAACAATTACTTCAGTCGTTTATACTACGCCTGGGAATTTAATAATAACAAAAACGTTAAGCTACACAAATGGACTTATAGCTAACATAGCAATATCGGGTAATGCACTAGGTAATACATATATAAAAACGTTAAATTATGTGGACACAGTTATAGTTGGAGCATCGTATGAGACTTTGTAACACTAAATATAATAGCAGAATGAAATAATGGCATATTATTCTTATAATGAAGTAACCAGAGCATTAATTGAAATTTCAGATTTTGTATTATCACCAGACGCAAACTTGCCAGTGTCGTACGTAGAAGTGACAAAGGCAGACTTGCTTAATTTGTACGAATGGGATAGCTCTTCGTTGTCATTTGTTACTAAATCAGGTAGACTCTTATCTAAAAAAGAATTTCTAAAGAAGTTTACACCGACTGAGTATTCGACAATTAAAGCAGTTACTTCTAGTAACGGGATTGTTGATTATTATTGGCAATTATTTATGGTAGCAGAAAATATAAACTTAAACGATGCAGACACAATACAAGGGATTTACACATTGGAACATATAGGTTTACTCAGTGAAGGTAGAGCGGCGGAGATTCTTGCATAATGGCATACATAGTTGACTATGCAATAACCGAGAACGCGGCCGCAGGTGCAACATCTGTGGTAGCAAACGTTCCTGACCATATTGCTAATGACTATCTGATTATGTTCGGTTCAGTCAACGGTGCCGGTATTCCGTCTGTTTCTGGATGGACCCAAATTGGCAGTACACAATCAGCCAACTCCTCTGGTATTACTTCTGCCGTCTGGTATTTTAAGGCAACCACATCAACGACCACTGTTACTGTAGCTATATCAGCGGCAGATGATTACACTATTAAAATTGTGTCAGTGCGCGATGCCGATTTAACTACATTCTTAGACGGGACACCGATTTCAACTAATACAGCCACCACCGCTACCTCTGAGTTCACGTCACCGACGATGACTACTGCATTGTCTGGTTCGTTAGTAATCTGCTACCATGCGTTCGACGGTGTGACACCAATGGCACACAGCGATGCTGGCGGTATGTTCTTAGTTAGTTCTGATTCTACTGGTACAACTGCGGCTACGTCAGCGGGTTCAGCAATAGCTTGGACAGTACAAGCCACTGCCGGAACAACGTTTGCCATACCGTGGTCTTTGAATATTTCAACACAACGGACAAATCATGTTTTTGCAATTAAAAACAAGTCCGGTGGTACTATTCCAGCATATATGGAC